GCAGCCACGCGCCCGCGTCAACAAATTGCTGAATGAGCCAGTTGAGCTTCCCCGTAAAGGCCGTGACCTGCCCCGGCACCGGCTGCACATACGTATTCAGTGCCGCGAATGCCTCCACGCCACTCTTGACCACGGCCAGGATTTTGTCAGCAGCGGCGGCGAGTTGCACGCCTGCCGCGAGGCCTGCCCCCTGCAGCCACGTGCCCGCGTCAACAAATTGCTGAATGAGCCAGTTGAGCTTCCCCGTAAAGGCCGTGACCTGCCCCGGCACCGGCTGCACGTACGTATTCAGTGCCGCGAATGCCTCCACGCCACTCTTGACCACGGCCAGGATTTTGTCAGCAGCGGCGGCGAGTTGCACGGCTGCAGCCAGGCCGCGCGCATCCACACTTGCCGCTGTTGCGGTTAGCATGCTCAGGAGCACCGCCAGGGTCGCGGTAAACGCACTGATCGCACCGATGCTGGGCATCGTGAGATCGTTCAGTCCTTGAAGCGCCTCAACGGCCTTGCTGATCGGCTCGCTAATTTTGCCGATCGTGTCAGCAAACCGCGTGGCTGTGCCGAGGATTTGTCCGCCGAGTGCGACCGCTGCAGCGTTGAACTGCAATGCGAGCTGCGTGAAATCCGACAGGAACGCCCCGAGACCCGCGCCGCCGCTATAGGCATTGGCCGCTGCAATCGCCTGGCTGCCCGCTTCGAGCGCTTTGGCCGCGCTCTCGCTCAGGCCCGCAATGCCACTGATCAGGCTCTTGTTGACCGCGGGCATGCCCGCCGTAATGCCATTCGCAAGCCCCGTAGTGATATGCTTGCCTGCGTTGCCCGCTTTCGAGCGCGCATCCTTCGTAATGTCGGCAATGCCATCACTTAAACTCGCGCCAACCTTAGGCATCCCTGCATCAATGCCAAGCACCATACCTGCCGGAACCGTATCGCCCACATCCTCGAAAAGCCGCGACGGCGAGTGGGCATCAAGAGCTCCCATGGCAGCGTCATAGGCGGACTGCGCGAGATTTTTGGCCGCGTTGATGACCGACCCGATCCCGTTCGAAATGCCGCGTACCACGCCACTGACAATCGCGCTTGCGATATTGCCCGCATCCGCCGCTAGGCCGAGCAGGGCGTCGCGTACCCCGGCGACGCCGTCTGCAAACAGGCTTTTGATGCGATCCCACGCGCCCGAAATAATTGCCGGGATTTCGCCAAACCGATTGTGCGATGCTGCGACAAGCACTGCCCACGCAGCAAGCACCACCTCTTTCGCTGCTGCAACACCGGCGCCTATCGTGGTCTTGATAGCCGTGATAACACCGGCGATAATCGCCTGCACAGCCGCCCACGGCCCAGCGGTCGCGCTCTGCACGGCTGCCCAGCCACTCGTGATCGCCCCAGTAACCGCAGCCACCGCCCCGGCGACTGCACCCTGCACGGTGGCCACCACCCCGCTGATGACGGCCTGTACCGCCGCCCACGGCCCGGCGGTCGCACTCTGCACAGTTGCCCAGCCACTGGAGACCGCGCCGGTAATCGTGGCGACGGCGCTGGAAACCGCCGCGCCAGCCTGCGCCAGCGGTGGGCCGATCAGCGCACCAATCGCCCCCCAGACAGCCGAGGTGACGAACCGGATCGTGTTCCATGCCGCAGTGACCACGGTCACAACGACATTGATCGCCGCCCCGACCTGCCCTGCAACGGTGGTGATGGTGGTGACAATGCCCGTCCATACGGCGCTGGCGATAGTCCCGACGAGCTGGAAGCCGGCAACCACCGCAGCGATTGCAACCGGGATATTGGTCGCTAGCCATGAACCGACAACCATGAGCGCCGGCCAGAGTGTGCCCGTCCAGAACGCAGCCAGCGTCTGGGCAGCGGCGACGAGCTGCACCCCGAGCCAGTTCCAGAGCTGCTGGAGCACCGGCTGCACGAAGGCCCACACAGCGGCCGTCTTTTCTTGAATGCCGCCCCAGTTGTTTTGCCACGCCGCCACGAGCAAGCCCACGGCAAGCCCGATCGCGCTGATGATGGCGATGAGCGGCAGGGTGGCCGCAATGGTCGCCGCAGCGGCAGGGATCGCCGCCGCCGCCCAGGCCCAGAACGCTGGGACGATGGCGGCCAGGATCATGGCCCCGATCGCGGAGAGGATGGGGAGGACGTTAGTGGCGACAAAGTCAACGAATGACCCCAGACCGGGCAGGGCACTATTGAGCATGCCGACGAAGGTGGCCCACGGGTCGTTTGAGGTTGTGAGCGCGCTCGCCAGCGCCATCACGCCATTGACCGCTGGGATGAGCACAGTGTTGGTGAGATCGGTGAGCAGCGGGAGCAGGGCGCTCCCAATAATGATCTGCACCGTCTCGATCGATCCCTTGAGCGAGTCCCAGGCGAACGCGAAGGTTTTGTTCTTGACGGCCGCCTGCTCGGCAGCGGTGCCGGCGGCTGTCATCGCCTGGCCCATTGCGTCGAAGCCGCTCGCCCCGGCCTCAGCGATAAATGCGGCAGCTCGATACGCATCACTCCCAAAAATGGCATTGAGCGCTGCCGTTTTTTCCTCCTCAGAGAGGCCTGCAAGACTATCTTGGAGAATCTGGGCTACCGCACCCATGTCTTTCATCTGACCTGCTTGGTCATAAAAGGCATTGGTGGTGAAGTCTTGCAGAAACGCCGCATAGGCGTCTTTCCATTCCTTGGTACTGCGATTCGCGCCCGCCTGCGCATCGATTGTTCGGAGAATGGCCTCATCGAGCGCAGCCGCTGACTTCTGGGTACCATCGAATGCAATGCCAAGGTCGTCTGCGATTGCCGCATAGTCGATCGAGACAAGCCCGAGCGACTTCATGGCATCAATCGCACTGGTTGAGCTCCCTCCCAACGAGAGCAAAAATGTCTTCAGTGAGGTGCCCGCATCTGCCGCCGATGCAAAGCCCGGCGCGATAAGGGCCATAGTTTGATTGAGATCCTGGAACGAGACGCCGGAGACCTTGGCGACTCCGCCGACGTTGGCCAGGCCCAGTGCCAATTCATCCACATCAATCGTGGATGCGTTTGCCGCCTGGGCCATCAGATTCGCAACCTGTGCCGCATTCACGCCCGTATTAGCCCAGACCCCCAGTTGTTTGGCCACGATGTCCGCAGCCGGCCCAAGCTCGAGCGAGCCAGCGGCCGCCAGATCGAGCGCGGCGGCGGTGGCATCGCCCATAATGTCGACAACCGGCACCCCGCCTTTTGCGAGGGCGATCATGGCATCTTGTGCCTGGCCAGCTGAGAATTGCGTTACCGCGCCCAGCTCGAGCGCCTTGGATTTCACATCGTCGAGCGCGAAGCCCGCCTCTGCGAGGGAGCCGCCAGCGACTGAGGCAAAGTTTGCGGTGGCGGTTTCGAAGTCGGCTGCGGCGGTGAGGGATCCCGCCGCCAGGCCGGCGATGGCGATGCCAGCCCCGACAACTGCTGCGGTGAATGCGCCAGAGAGGAAGCCGCCAACACTGCTGAGGGTGCCTTGAAGCTTGCCAAGGGCAGCGCTGGCTTCGTCCTTGAGCTGGATGATAAGTTGAAGCAGTTTGGCGTTCATCGCAGCTCACACAGGGGGGAACACACGAGCGGCACGCTCCTCACATAGATGCGTGAGGAAAGCGTGCCGCTCGACTGTTGCCGGGTGGCTATTTCTTCGGGCGGTTTTTCTTCTCGTGGGCCGCGACTGCGCTCACATACTGGCGCAACTCGTCCACAAATGCCGGGTCTTGATCGTAGAGCGCGCCCTCGTGGGGCAATACCCCAAAGCGCTCGAGCACCACGATCTCGAAGTCAAACTCCCCGGCCTCGATCGTTTTTCCGTCGAGCTTGCGCTCCCAGTGGTGGCGAACCCAGTCGAGCCGGCTCATCTCGGTCGGTTCGATCCCGAGCTCGTGCAGCAGCTCGGCTAGATTGTCGTCGCCGTCATGGTCAGCACGTTTGGGGCGTCGTCCTCTCCATCGCCCTCATCATCCGCGTTCGGGTCGGTGTTGCGGTCGCTGATCTCTTGGAGTGCCCGCTGCACAAGTGGCTCATCCGGGTTCAGCGTCTCGATATTAGCTGCAAGGCAGGCGTAGCCGGCGAAGGCCGGCCCCTGCCAGGCCAGGATGTTATGCACGAGCAAGGCGATCTGATAGGCCCCGATGTCAAACTGCACATCGTTTGTATCGCCTCGCTTCTTGGCCGCCGCTGCGCGTCGCTGCTTGCGATTGCCGGCCGTGACCTGGACAAGCTTGGCCGCCGATCCCAGCACGCGCTGGCGCGTGCCGTAGTCCATTTTCGGTCGTATGAAGATGATGTTCATGTCCGGCGTGATGTCCTTCTCGTCGATCACGCCGGTGGCCGTCACGGCAAGACGGCCGCTGACAAACATGCCCATGCAGATAATCCTTTCTTATGCTGTGGCGAATGCGCCGACTCTTACAGCGTCGTGCGCTGATTCTGGACAGCGACGCGAAAATCAGCGCCGAGCGTCACGTCGTAGGTCGAGTTGATGGTCAGATTGAGTGCGCGATTCGAACCCTCGTTATCATCCCAGTCCAACTCCTCGGCCGGGCCGTAGGTGTCGAACTCGACGTAGTTGTACCAGTTGACCGGGCCGGCCGTGGACTCAATGAGCGCGCCATTATGGCGCACCCGGCACTTGAGCCCCGTACCCGCCGACCATAGATCGTATTGTGCGTAGTCGATGAACTCGAGCTTCAGTTCGGTGGTCATCCCGACGACGACATCGCGCCCGATGAGCGTGTAGTCGAGCGCGCCGGTGGGGCCGGCCGCCAGATACTTGTAGGTCGCGCCGGTGCGGATCGTGTGCTTGGCCGAGATGAGCCGGCCGCTGATCGCGGTGGTGCCGATCGCGCTGGCGGTATCGATCCAGCACTGCATCATCTGACCTGGGAAGGTGACGCCGGCGATCGAGGCAGTTGCGCTCGGCGCGCTCACCTTGGAAGGGAACCCGCCCATCCCCTTGGCTGAGATGGTCAGCACCTCTTCGCCGCTCGCGTCGTTCTCGAACACCAGCTCATCAAGCACACAGAAATCCGACAGGAGCTGGTTGAGCGCCGGGTCGCCCCACCAGGCGGTGGCCGATTTGATGTTGTCGGCGGTCAGATTCGGCACGAACGACCAGAGTCGCGAGAGCGTCGCGCCGCTGGGAGTGCTGGGCGTGGTCAGCGGAGCGACCGACATGTTCAACAGTACTAGAGTCTCGTTGCCGTCAGCGTCGCCCTCGGCCTCCCACTCGGCGCCCTTGCGGGTATCCACCGAGCGGTAATTCCGCGCCCGCGTGCCGCGCGCCTCCTTCGGCCGGTAGCGCGTGATGTTCGGCGTGATCTTGCCGGCCAGGTTGATGAGGTGCGTCGGCGCCGCCTCGGCCGTGCCGCGCGCGGCCTCAAGCGCGACACGGAAGGTTTCAAATGGAATCTCAGCCATGGTGATCGCTCCCTATGCGCATCTCGGTCGCAGCTGAGTTCCCCCGGTTGCGGTCGCTGATCGCTGGCAGGTGCCGGCGCGGGTCGTTTGTATCAGGGATTCGAGTCGTCGCCTTTCGTCTCGCTCGGCGTCGGGCGCGCGCGTCGCGCGCTGGTGACTGCGGCCGGCGTGGCCCCGGCTGTCTCGCTCGGCTGGCCGGCGCTCTCCTGCGCACCGCTCGCATCCAGCGTTGCATCAGGCGCGGTCTCGAAGATATCCGCAGGCAGGGCGCCGGTGGCCACGTAGAACGACAGCTTCCGCACGCCATCGCGCATGTGCTTCGGCATCGCCTGCACCTCCGCGACGGTCAGGTCGCGGAGCGGCACGCCAGGAATGAAGGTCTCGCCTGGGTTGTCTTCCTTGCTGTAGGTGAAGGCAATCTCGCTCATAGAAGGCTCCTTAGATCCCGCTCTGGAACGGTGCCTTGGTCGGCACCGTCGAGAAAAAGTCCAGGCAGCGGTACTTGGTATTCGATATGATCACGAACCCGCTCTGGCCGCTGCTGATGCGCGCGAGCCCCATGGTGATGCGGCCGCCCAGGGTTTGATCGGCATCGACCGCTGCTGGGACTCTATGCACGAAGGGCATCAGCGCCAACTCAGCCTGCTCGTTGTCTTGCCACTGGATGACCAGCCGGTGCAGGATGCGGTAGTGCATCGCGGTGAGCTGCCCCGATGCGTTGCGCTCGAACCCGTCGAGCAGGGTATAGATGGTCGGCGTGTGGTGGATCACCGCCGGCTCGTACCGGAGTAGGTTGATGAGCACCCCTTCCTCGTTATAGGCTGGGAAGCCGGCGATCGTCAGGAACCGCTCATGCAGGCCATCGACGACATCGGCATACGAGACATAGCTCATTGCTCAAGCCACTTTCCGCCCAGCTCGGCCAGGAAGTTGGAAATCTGCCCCTCGCTGTTGTGCAAGCCGATCTCCATATATGGGTTGCGCCGATGCACGATGGGCGCATAGACTACGTTCGTTCCGATCAGGCCCTCAGTCGGCTTATACACCCGCCCGCTGATGCTGCGCCGCAGGTGGCCGGTGCGCACGGGCGTGACCGCCTTCACGTTTGCCTCGACCGTCAGCACCACCCGCTGCAGGAACTCTTTCTGGAGCGCCTGCAGGTGCGCCGGGTTGAGGATGCCGACGATCAGGTCGAAGGTGTGGAAGACGCCGCTCAATGCAGCACCTCGATATACTGCGCGCGCACCTTCATCACCGTCTTGCGCTGCTCGGCGTTCAGGCCGCCGACGTACTTCAGCGATCCGCCGCCAACAGCGTTGCCTACAACATCGACGCCCTGTATCTGCTGGAACAGGCCCTGCCCTTTCTGTCGCCAGATATTGACGGCCAGCTCGAGGCAGATTTCCACGATCGACGCTGGTGCCGGGCCATAGCCATACTTTGCCGTGATGGCCCACCGCCCGCCGCCCCAGCCTACAGGTCGGTACAGGTGGTGCCGGGCCTGCTCCTCATAGTCGGTGATGAGGTCGGTGCTCACGGTGATACCTGTGATAGGCGACACCGCCGTGATGCTGCCCACCTGGTACGGCGGCAGCTTCAGGTAGACCGACCGCTCGCTCTGCACGCGTTTCTGGGTCGCCGCCACACCGATCCAGGTGGCGTCTGCATCAAAAAATGAGAACCCAAGCGTAGTGTCGATGATAGCCTGGGCGCGCGTGATGATGTCGGTCAGCTTCGCATCGGGCGTCGCGCCGGCCGGCACTTGGTCGAGATAGGCACGCAGGTGATCGGTCGTGATGATGCTCATACGGTGCTCACGCCCAGGGTGAAGGTGATGGTGGTGGCTGCATACACATCACCACCATCACCACGACGGTCGATTAGGCGGTGCCCTCGGCTGGTGAGGCGAAGGTTTCCCCCGCCACATTCGCGCCGTGCGCGCTCGGCGGCTTGCGCGGGCCGTACAGGATGTACTCCGCGCTGGCGACCACCGCGTTGGCCGTGCCGCGACCGACCACCAGCCGCAGGTAGCGCTCGGTCGGGCGGTAGATGTCGATGTAGAACACCTTGTCGTCGTCGGTGTCCGCGATCGACTGCGCCGTCCCAGCCAGGTCGGCCGCATCGCTCATGTCGCTGATCTGGCCCTGCTGGGCCTTGATGGCAGTGACAGCGGTCGCGGTGATCGCACCGAACGTCACCTTCATCAGACAGCCCATCCAGCCGGCCATATCAATGGTCGCACCGTTGATGGCCGTTGCGCCAGCCGCGCCAGCGGTCGGCGTGATTGCCTGCACGATCTTGGTTCGTTTGCTCAGGAGACCCATAGCTCACCTATGTTCTGCGAGGGGCCGCCTGGGAGCGGCCCCGCTACGTCACGATTCCCGGTCGGCGAACGTGGAGCCTTAGGCCATCTTCAGACGCGAGAAGGCCTCGGCCAGCACCGGCTGGCCATCGACCTCGCGCCGGCCGATGTAGCCGATTTCATTGGTTTCCGAGTAGAGCTCGGTCAGCACCTGAATCTCGAGACTCAGCGCCTCGGCAATCCAGTAGCCCTTCTTCCAGTCGCCGATGATCGCCACGTACTGGCCGGTCGCGATGGTGCTCGGCGCTAGCTCATTCACGTCGTAGGGCGAGTCGATCAGCGTCGGCGGCAGGTTGCTGGTCAGGCCGCCCCCTGGGCCGAGGCCCGGCGCCCAAAGGTAGTTACCCGCCGAGTCCTTGAGCTTGCGCGTCGCCTTGAGCACGGGCCGGCTGAGCAGCCACCGCGCGTTGGCCCAGTAGGCCTGCTTCAGGGCGAACTTGGTATTAATGAAGTCGTCACCGGCGAGCGCCGCCGCCGCAGCAGCCGTGGTATCGCGCGCACTGCCGATGCCGTCGTTCGAGAGCGTGTACACGCCAAGCGGCTGGTTGACCCCATTGCCGGTGAGGTAGCCGTTCTCCTCGGCGTAGCCGAACTTCACGCCCAAGCGCTCACGAATGAGCGCGTCGGCGTTGATGGTCGACTGGCGCAGAAGCTTGCGGGTGATCTTGATGCGCTTCGCGAGCGGGCTGGGCTTCAGCTCGCGCCCACCAAAGGGTTCGGCCGTATCAGCGTTGCCCGTCGCAACCTCGCTGGTCCAGGTCGCGTCGTTCAGGTCGGAGTCGAGCGCGATCACGCCCAGGCTCTCGGCCTTATCGAGCTGGTAGACGGTGGCCAGCGTGCGGATGAACACCATATCGTCCACGAACTTCAGCAGGTCGGTCACGACCTGCTTGGGGGCCACCAGGAATCCACCGGCCTCGTCGGTGTCGGCGCGGAGTGCCTTGAGCTCGCCATTGGTCAGGCCGCGCGGCCCGACTTTGAGCGCCCGGTTCCACGCCTTGAGCGCTGCGGCGTCCTCGTTTTGCTGGGTGGCTTGGCCCGGCGCGGGCATGCCCTTGGGCGTATCCAGCCCATTCTGCGGCGTATTGATCTCGGCCATCTCGCGCTCGCGCCGCGCCGCGCCCTCAAGGCGCTTGGCCTCGCCGGTCAGTCGGTCGAACTGCTCGAAGAGCGTATCAACCTCGGTAGACTTCTCAGCGGGCATCTCCTTCTTGTCGTACTCGTCGAGGATGGCCTTCGCACGGCCATAGACCTCGGTGGCCTCGTTGTATTTCGCCTGGATCTGTGCCTGTAGCATAGAGTCCTCTTCATGGTGCAGAGGAGATCGGGACGCTGCGCTACCGCAGCGCGAGCCGTCGCTCTGCGGCCTTCAGCCGATATGCATAGGCCGCAGCAGTGAGTGGCGGTGCGCCGGCTCGGCTGCCCGATGCCTTGGATGAGTCGCTTTCGGTTGCGCCCTCGTCGGTCGCTGTCAGCGCGACCGAGGTGGCGCCTAGCTCGACAGCGAGGGTGCCAATGGTGTTGATGCGCTCCAGGTCGTCGGCCGCATTGCGACGGCCAGCCTTGGCCTGGCGCTCGATATGGCTGACCAGCACCGAGAGGTCGAGTGCTCGATCGCCCAGGTTCTTGACCAGCATCTCGATCGGCAGCTCGCGCGTGCCCAGATTCTCGACGATGATATCGAGCGGCAGCTCGCGGCCGGCGAGGTGCTTGATGAGCACCTCAATCGGGAACGCGCCCTTGGCGGCGACGGTCGCGTCGTTCGCGCCCCAGAGCACATCGGATGTCTCGTAGAGGCGCACTTCACGCAGATTCCTGATGCGCTCCCACTCATACTTGGCGCCGGGTTTCTCCTCAAAGTCGTATTTGATCGCGTCGTAGGCGAAGCTCATCTGGAGGGGCACGCCGGCCTTGAGGTTTTCGAGCACCTCGGCGGCGCGGGGGGTGGGAAGGTACTCCCGCGTCACGAGCAGGCCGCCCATTGCCTCGGGGGCCTCTTGCAGCACGACAGGCGGCAGCTCATCGCGCCCGACCTCGCGCAGCTCGGTGATCTGGGCGATCGGCGGGCAGTCGAAGTCGTGCTGCCAGAGGTGGTAGATCTTGCCGTAGCGCTCGCGCAGGGTCTTGGTGAATGAGCCAGGCCAGATCCGATCATCGTAGCTGTCGAGGTTGCCCATAACAGCCGCGATGCCGGTGACCAGGTTGCCGTCGATCTTCTTGACGTGCGTGGGGCCGACCTTGAGTTCACGGTTCATGCCAGTACTCCAAAACGCAAAAAGCGGCGCATCCAAGGCCGCTGTTATCAGTGGCCTGGAATGCGCCGCTCTGTGCTTACAGGGTGGCTTCTTCGATTACCGCGCGCTGGAGCCCCGGCACGCACCTACAGGAAGTTGCAGGATCGTTTTCGATTCCTGCAATGTATTATACCAAATTGTGTCAATTACCAGTGCAGCAACCGCCAGATGGCTGCGCCGGACGCCATCGCGATGATCAGCGCGCCAAAGGCGATCATGCCGAGGCGCAGCCCGAGCATCGCCGTATCTTCAAGCCCATGCAGCGGGGTGAGTACACTGGCAATGACCACCCATAGGGCAAAGAGGATCAGGGCACCGATCGGCACCACCAAGATGCGCCCGATGAAGCGCGCCTGCACCGACTCACTGGGATCCGTCATGCTCGTAGGGCTCATGGATGTCTCCCTTCCCGCGCTTGTGGCGCGGTATGATGCTGCGCTCGATTCCCAGGAAATCTTCGATATGGCCAAGGATCATAATGAGCGCCTGACGCACCCCGATCAGCAGGGTGCGCACACGCGGGTCAAGCATCCCCTCAGCTGACGGCGTTCGCCGAACATTCATAGCGCGCGACTCCTCGTGACGATCGAAACACTGACCAGTCTGCTGCTACTTTTTCAGCAGCGGGATCAACGTGCAACGGCAATTTGGATGTCTAGGTGGAAACTGCGTCCCGTCGCTGAATGCCTTGCCCAGCTTCGTGATGGTGCCGTTCAGCGCCTTGCAGTCCTCGCAGGTGAGATCATCGATGGTGGCCATCCATTCCACGGAGTCGACCACACCCGATAGCTCATAGGCCAGCAGTGAGCCACGCGAGTAGGCGGCGGCGGTCTCGGTTCTGGCGATCATCGTGGCGCGCACGGTCGATGCGGTGACGCCGGCCTTCATCAGCTCCTTCGCCAGTTGCTCGATCGACCAGCCCTCAGCCGCCTGCATCCCGATCAGCGCCCGAATATCGTTGCGAGTCGTCTCGGTGATGCGGGTCACCAGGTCGGCCAGGTCGCTGAGCACCTGCTGCACTTCTTTGCTCTCGACATCGAAGCCGATGGTCACATCGAGCGCAATCTCGGCGTCCTCAAACGCCGGCTTCATCACCTGCGGGTAGAAGCGGTGCATAATGCGCCGCACCTCTGGCCCCAGGTCAAGACCCAGCTGGTCGATCACCGCCGGGTCAAGCTCGCCGGCCTTCGCCGCGTCGCGCACGCCCTCGGCGGCCTTGCGGTACTCCGCGCGCAGGTAGCGCTGCATCGCCCGCTCGATCTTGGCCTCAATTGGGGCGAGGTCGGCGGCGTTCTGCTCGGCAGGCCTGCGCGGCGTGCCGCGCGACTCGACGGTCGTCGCCGCATCGTCGTCAAGCCCGACAATCCGGCCATCCGGCAGCAGCACCACCACCTTGGAGGTATCGCCGGGGAGCGCACGCTTGGCCGGCTGCGCAAGCTGAGCAGTCGGCGGCGTGTAGTAGGCGTCGCCGTTTGGCTCGGTCGCGTAGCCGATGGAGCGCCGGCCCTCGTTTTTCTTGATAAGCCCGGCCAGGTAGGCCTTGCGCACCCGCTCCCACTTGCCGTTGATGTCCTCTTGGAGCGAGGCGACACGCGAGAGATCGTGCCGCACGCTGATGCCGCCATCGCGCGGAAACTCAGGCAGGAGATCGGCCTCGATTTCCGACTCAAAGAGACGCCACAGTGGGATGAGTGTGTCTTGGGTGAAGGCCCGCCGCGCCTCTGCGTAGTTGCTGTAGGTGGCCTTATCAAGCCCGCTATTCAGCCCAACGAGGATCGGCGGCACCCGCAGCACCGCCGCGATGCGCGTCTCTGGAATGCGCACGAGCGCATCGAACGCCAACTCCTGGAGGTTCAGCCCAAGGCGTGCGACGGTGGCGCCGGCTTCGAGGATCGCCACTTCGCCGCGGTTGTCACCGCCGTAGCGCTCCCGCCACTGTTCTTTCATCCGCCGCACTTCCTCGTCGTCAAGCGGCCGCTCAGCCGGGACGGTCACGACCGTGCGGGGGATGGCGTCGTTCTTGAGCAGCGCAAAGATGTAGCGGATGGCCTCGACATCCGCATCGACCTCGGCGGCGGCGGCCAGGATCGGCGGCTGGCTCTGCCAGGGCTGGGCCGGATCGACGCTGGGCCACTTGAGATGCACGATATCATTCGGCTCGATGCGCGTCAGGTCGTCAAGGATAACCCCGACCGTGCCGGTACCGTTTGGGTTGTACAGGTAGTGCGAGATCCAGTTCTCGCCACCAGGCACGCAGGTGATGTGCCCAGCGTGGTAGGGCCGCAGTTGTATGACTTGGCCGGCCTTGTTCCGCAGCTTGTGGAGGTACGCGTTGCCGCCGAGCGCCAGGTAGACGATGACCGTCGCCTTGAACTCAGCTTCGCCCATCGTCGGCATGGGCTTGCGCAGGAGCTTGCGCAGGCCGTGCATGGGCATGGACTGCCCTTCCTCACCCTCGGCATCATAGACGTAGAGTGGCGGCTCGGGGAAGCTGAACGCCAGCGTACTAATGCATGCAAAGAAGGCGGATGACTTCTGGTAGCCGTCGCGCACCAGTGAGCGAAACGCCGGCTGCAATACTGACTGCGTGAACCAGCTCGGCACGATCGAGAAGGATTGCGCCTTGAGCAACATCCGCGCAATGCCGTAGCGCAGGCGGGCAAAGAATCGTGGTCGGGAGCGTGATGGTGCCATTACAGCTCCTGCATCGCAAAGACCAGCCGGCGAACGAACGTCTGCCCCCCCGTGGTCACGACCGTGTTTTTCGCCTTGTGTTTGCCCCCCAAGGTGCCGCCGCTAATGCGTGCAGAGGCGGTGGTGGTGGTGTTTGAGGACGATGCGAGCGTGACACCGGCTACCGACCACGTCGATGACGTGATAGTGTCGCCATCGAGGAGGACAGAATAGTCAATGGCAACATCAATCACCTCATCCGGATCTTTGGCAATTTCTGCGAGTGCCATAGCCTCTGCCTCATACTGCACGCGACGAACGACTGCGCGTACCCAAGGAAATACCCCCGGCGCGAATCGCACACGTCGCGCCAGGACATCTACCACATACCGCGCCAGCACATGGATGCGCGACACCACCAATGTGCCACTGCTGGCCAATGTGCCGGCCATGCGCTTCGCAGTCCGCTTGACTAGCGCCCCGCTGCTGGTGAGCGTGCCGCCTAGGCCTTTGCCCGTGCGCTTGGCCAGCCCGCCGCTGCTCGTGAGCGTGCCGACCAGGCCCTTACCCGTGCGCTTGGCCAGCGCCCCGCTGCTCGTGAGCGTGCCACCGAGCGCTTTCAGGTAGACCCGCGCCGTTGCTAACGCCCCGCTGCTCGTGAGCGTGCCGGCCAGGCCCTTGCCCGTGCGCTTGACCAGCCCGCCGCTGCTCGTGAGCGTGCCAACTAGGCCTTTGCCCGTGCGCTTGACCAGCGCCCCGCTGCTGGTGAGCGTGCCACCGAGCGCTTTCAGGTAGACCCGCGCCGTTGCTAACGCCCCGCTGCTCGTGAGCGTGCCGACCAGGCCCTTGCCCGTGCGCTTGACCAGCCCGCCGCTGCTGGTGAGCGTGCCAACCAAGTCCTTGCCCGTGCGTTTGATGAGTGCCCCTGTGCTCGTCAGCGTGCCGGCCAGGCCCTTGCCCGTACGCCTGACCAATTCACCCGTGCTCGTCAGGGTGCCGGCCACAGTCTGGCTATACTGCGTGCCTGGCGGTCGGGCGCGCTTGCCACTCCGCGCCCCCCAGCTAATCGGCCCAGCGTCCTCATCGGTGAGGGTTCCGCCCTCCGTCAAACTGCGCCCGTTGCCGCTGTAGTCTTTCGCCCGCTCGCCACTCCCTGGCCGCCCTGGCCACCAGCCCCAGAGGTTGGCAAGTCGCACCGGGCGGATGGTGCGCATTTCTTCCTGGATCTCAGCGGCCGTGAGGGCGACATTCCAGGCCTTGATCGCGAACACACGCCCGTTGAAGTAGGCGCTCGCGCTATTGGTGTTGCCAATATCCAGCTGCGCGGCCGCGCTGCGACCGCTCACCGACTGGGTGCTCGTGGCATCGAGCACGCCATTCACGTACGTGTCCAGGTTCGATGCGTCCCGCCGCACCAGCGCCCAATGTTGCCAGCTCCCATAGCTCACACTGGAGCCGTTCGTGTTGACCGACGTACCGCCCACGATCGACTGTGCCGACCAGGTGGTGCCGCCTGAGTTCGAGCGCAAGCGATCGAGATTCGATCCATCGGCCGCAACCGAGAACAGCGTGATCTGAGCCGCCGGGTTGCTTACCGGGTACGCCCAGGCCATAATCGTGTAGCCGGCGTTATAGTCGAAGATCCCCGACGACAGCCGGAGAAAGTCGGCGTTGGCATCGAAGCGCACGGCCATCGCAGACTCCGCTAGGCTGCGTCGCGCAGCTCGATCGCCAGGAGATACAGGTCGCCGGTTGCACTATCCGTGATCGCCGATCCATCCGCGTCCCGGTTCACGCTGATGCGATAATAGTCGGCCGCGGCGAGGCTATCGGCATTCGTCAGCGTGATACTGATCTGATCGATCTGCCCCGCCGTTCCCGGCACCGTCGTGCTCGCCGAGTTGTTCACCGTATCGAAGCTGGTGGTCGCATCCAGATCGGTCACATCGCCATCGGAAACCGCCTCAATCTGGGCCTGGAGGCCGACCGTGCCGCTGGTTGCGCTGGCCATACCGTAGGTGATGACGAGCGTCAGCGTGCCCGTGAGGCCCTGCGGCGCGATGTCCGTCCAGTAGGCGGTCTCGTCGGTCGCGGCATCAAAGGCCAGCACCGGGCGCTGGTTGATGTGCGTGATCTGCGGGAAGTTGCTCGCCGGAAACTCGGCACTGTGCGGCAGCCCGACAAAGCGTGTTGCCATCAATCCACCTCACCGAGAATGGCGCGCAGCAGTGCCACATTGCCGCGTGCGAGGGCGACCATCGCCAGCAGAAAGGCCTTCTGCGCGACCGTGGCATTGGTGCGGAAGGTGGCCGGCAGTGCGCTGTTGTAGCTGGCCGCATTCGAGTCGACCCAATCGTCGGCGGCATTGATGGCCGCCTGCAGGTCGGTCTTGGTGCAGCCGGCCAGAATGTCACGCTGCGCCGACCAGTAGCGCATGATGCCCCGCCAGATGCGCTGGCGATCGAGCGTTGGCAGTGCTGCCATGCTAGCCCTCGTCTGCGGCCCGCGAGCCGCGCTTATTCAGTGCTTGCATTTGCGTAATAGCCTCCTGTTGCCATGTGCGGTCGGCTTTGAGTTTCGGATCGCGCAGTCGCTCTTGAACAGATAATGCCAGTTCAGCATGCGCACGCTTAATCCGCAAGTAAGGAAGGATCTGCCGTGTTACCGACTCAGCCGCTTCCGCATTACATGTCCACCAAGCAGAGTTGCGATGATTTGCATTTCGGCTTTGCTGCTCAATCACCGCTCCAACGCCGGTAACATCTGCAATCCATTGCAATACAGACAATACTGTATTGGCCGCACTAATCCGAAAAGCCACGACATCGCGCCGGCGATACAAAATGAACGAACCTTCTCCGTCAATAAATCCAGCAATGTAGGCAGCATCGATCGCCTGAAGTTCTAGCGCTTTCGCGCCGTGCCGGTAGCGCGATCGTTGCTGACATGACCGTGAGCAGAACCGCTGATCTATCTTTGCTCGGCCGCGACCACCAGTCAGAAACGACTTCCCACAGGATTCGCAAATGCGCTCGATTGGCTCGACCGTGTTATATCCCCGATGCCCTATCGATGCCTCGTGATAGCACGCACGTGAGCAATACTTTGTACGACCTCGCTGCACTTCCCACGGCGGCCGATGGAACTCGCGCCCGCACTGCTGACATATCAGTGCAACCGTTCGGCGCATGCTGGTATCGCGACAGCCCGTGCTGCAAAACCGCTGACGTGCATTCCGGCGCTTGAACTCGTTCCCACAGGCCTCACAGAGTACATTCATTGCATTTACCTCCTGCAATGAATTATACAATTGTTCGTCTGTCTAGTCTACATATAAAACGTCATCCACCGCTGGAAAGAGTACAAGTATACGTGAAAAGGATGCTATCCCCGCTCACCACGTTAATCGCACTAAACACCGTGCGATCCCACCCGGTACCACCGCCAGTCGCTGCCTGGCTCATCAACATATGTTCAGTGACAGCCGCCGAGGCATCGAACGTCACTGTGCCAGCCGACGCAAACTGGTTGCTCGCCGGCGTCGAGCGGGTTCCCGTAGCACGGGTGCTATCGGGGTTCAGAGCAGTGGTGCATTCAGTAACAAGCGCAGTGTCACTAGCCGCTTCTGCAGTCGTTCCAGTACCACACGCATGAAAATTGAAGGTGGTGAAGTCCTGCGCGTTATTGTTCCAGTCGTCGCGCAGGAAGGTGACGCCGGCGTTGGTGATCACCCGGTAGCCGACTGTGCCGTAATAGATTCGCGCTCCATTGGCCTTGATCAGCACCACATCGAGCTGGCCGATCCCGGTCATGACCCCCCAGGCATTGGCGAAGGGCGCGATCCAGTGCGCCGCTATCCAGCCTTTGATGTAGCTCCACCGTAGCGCGTTACGCAGGCGCCAGCGGAGCGGCGCCCGCTGACGCGGAATCTTGCGGGCGACTAGATCGCCGCGCGAGCCGAGGGTTCCACTTCCTTGCATACCTACTTCTCCTGCCGCTGCTGCCGGCGAATACACCACACAAGCCAGGCGCGCCAGCTAAATACCAGCGCGCACCAGCCAAGCAAGAGCCACCACATCGGATCGCAATACTTCGACCGGGCGAGGGCTCCCCAGATTCGACGCAGGTGCTGCTGCTTAGTCGGGTGCATTCCCCAGCCGCTCCAGCGCCTTGATCGGCGAGGTATTCTTGACGAGCAGGTAGAGCACCTGTTGCGCGATGAGCGCCTGTCCCAACTCGCCGGCCAAGCCCTGGGGGAGCGGCCACGCCAGCCCGCCGTCGAGCGCCTTCCCTGCGAAGAAGAACAGCACCACCACCACCAGCGTGAGCAGCGTCACCTGGTTGTCCGACATCGAGTCGCGCCGCAGGGCCGCGATCACCAGCGGGGTGAGCGCGACCAGGAGCAGAGTCCACGTTGAAAGATCCATATGCACCCTCCGGGAAATAGAGCACGATCACCGGGCAGCGCTCTGGCCGGCCGTGCAATGCGTCAAGACCACACAATCGCTGCGCCTCCGGATACCCAAACTCAATCTCGCGATGCGTGCGAATGTGTCGCTGCCGGTCGCGCGGGTGCGACACATCGGTGACCCGGCACCACTCCACTTGCTCCGTGTTCAGCCCGATCACCAGCAGCCACGTGCCGATCGGGTAGCGTGGGCTGCTGACCATACATGCCACAACGGGCAGGTCGCGGCGATCGGCTACACGGGCCATTAGCCCCGGACTGTAGCGCGGCGCAACCCCCTGATGGATCACGGCGCCGAGCAGCGCCATCACCTCCAGCCACTGATACAGAAGCTCACGACTCCCCACTGGTGACCACCGCGCCGCGCAAGGTGTCGAGGTCGCTGCGCAGGCGGCTCATCTCGCGCCGCAGATCGTTGTTTTCACGCTCAAGCAGTTCTTTGGTCGCATGCGCGACGGTAAGTTGCTGCAGCACGCGCGCCTTTTCCTCGCGCAGCGCCTCAATCTCGCCCTGCTGCGCATTCGAACGCAGCACCAGATCGGCATTCTGCTTTTGCAGCTCGGCGATCTGCCGCTCTTTAATCTCGTCGAGCGTGCGCAGCCGCTCGAGCTGCCGACCTTGATCGGCAAGTTGGGCCTCCAACTTGTCTTTGTCGGTTGCCAATGCCTGCTGGAGCGCCGAAAGGCGCCCAATCTCAGCAGCCATGGCACTACGAAATGCGATTTGCTCATCAGTGAGAAGTTTGCGCTCGTCGGTGCGATTCTGCGACCGCGCGCGATACCACGCAGTCACGCCGCCGGCCCCTCCCATAACACTCAGTAGTGCGAGCACGATTTGTCCCCACTCAATGGATGCGAAATTCACAGCGGCCCCTTACCGATCACGCGACTCAAGATCGTCCACCCGCTGTTCCAGGCGGCCTACATCAACGTCCAAACCTGAGCGGAGCGCGGTCACATCCGACCGCAGGCCGCGCACCTCGCCGAGCAACTCGGCAAAGGTTTGGGCCATCGCATCAAGCGACGACCGGGTGCCAACCTGGCCTTCCTGCATGGTATCCAGGCGCTCGATAAACGACGCGATGTCGCTCCGCGTGATACTGTCGAGTAGTGCGAGGGTTTCGTGCAGGAACTTCTCAATCGAATCACCGACCATCAGGGCGATTGCCCTGATGCGCTCCTGCAGTCGGGCACCATCGCGCCGCCGCCCGCCATCATCACGCCACATCGCTCGCTCCTATGGGTTGCACAAAGGATGGCCCGAGGTAGGCCCGCCCGGTCGATTTCAAAAAGTAGATCAGGCCATGCTCAAAGACCGCGACTGAGACCTGCCCATTGGCGAGATAGTGCTCGGACTCCACACAGGCCCCCAGCTCGGTGAAGTGGTACTTGTAGAGCTGAGGGATTGCCCATCCGATCTGGTGTGCCGGCAGGTCAATCCCGCGCCTGGCCCAGACGCGTTGCCAGGCCTCGGCGGGAGGGAGCGGGACATTGGCGGCATCGGCGATTGTGGCCATGTCAAAGCCCGTGCCAGGGCAGAACGCTTTGTCCACGGGATCGATATCCGCATGCCGAATGAGCGTGCGGCCAGGCACCCACGGCAGCAGCTCGGGATACTGCCGCCCAAGCCAGCGCAGCAGTTGAATAAGTGCAGCGCGCTGAATCGCAGGCACAGCCTTGCTGGTGAAGCCGGCATGCTCAATGCTGATCGTCTGGAGGTTCGGGTTGATCCCTGGAGTGATGGACTCCCATGTCGGGGTGACCTTGTGCTCGTGAGGGCAGTACCACCCTGGGCCGAGCCAGGGATAGCCCTGCGGCAGCTGCGCCCGCTCGCCGACCCAGTGGAGCCCATTGGCCCAGGCCGAGTGGTCGAGATCGACCAGCTGGGCAACGCCCCCTGCGGTGCTGATGATGAAGTGCGAGGAGACTCCCGCCCCGCGCATATAGTCAATCGAGGATTGGTAGCCGCCCTGGGCGATGTGGAGCACGACCGCCTTACGCCCCTGGTGGCTTGGCGTGTAATTGGGGGATGGCTGCCATGTTGCGTTGGGGTAGTGTGGGGCCATGGGTGCCTCGCAACAACACGCTCGCGACAAGGGTGTGTCGCGAGGCACCCACCATCAGTGTATCAAATACCAAGAATGCCGTCAACAAGAACATGATTATATTCAAAATAACCATCAATTTCCTGTTGACATTAGATAGACACTGAGCTATAATAAGGCATCGACGGAACGCATACAGAAAGGCAACGACGATGAGCACCACCGACGCGACCTTCCGCAAGGAGATCTGCTACGACCGCGCGACGCGCGACTATGCGCTGTACCTTGATGGGGAACTGATCGGCTTCGCACCGACCTATCACGATGGCGAGGTGAAGCTAAATGCCCTGGTGCATGACCTGCTCTCGGAGGGTGTTTCGGCCACTGTGACGACGCCCGACAGCGGCAACTCGGTGGAGGAGATCGCTGCGGATGCGGGGGAGGTGGTTGCGGCGGCTGTGGTTATCCCTAGACCAGGTATCCACCTCAATATGTACACCGTCGTGCTGAGCCAGCCTGGTGAAACCTTTTGCTACGATCGCCGCACCCTCTGCGATACCTGCCGCGCCACAACGCCAAACGCCAGCAAGGAAGGCGAGGTGATGGGCGGCTACTGCGATCAATGCGGCGTTGGCCCGAGCGTCTCACACTTCCAGCTGAGCAAGGAGCAGATCACCGAGCAGATGGATCCCTTCCCGCTGCTCGGCACCTGCGCTATCTGCGGTTGTGCTGCTTGGACAACGACCAAGGACGGCCTGCTCTGCCCCGACCACCTTGGCGTTCTGCGCGAGTGGGAGCACGACTATCAACAGCATGGAGTGGTTCTATGCTAACGCCCACCGACGCCCAAATACAGAACGCCGCCACGCTTGCGGTCACGACCTTTGGCTTGGGGATCGCCCACGCACGTCGACTCCAAGCCACGACAGCCGGCGCAGCGCTGCTCACCCTGCTGTCCAATGTCGCCGCAAAGCAGTTCCCGGAGCGCGCGGCTGAGTTCTACCAGGCCAAAGCCGTCTTGTTAAGCCTGACCATCTGCCTCGCTACCGACTGGTGGGCCACGCCGCACGCCTACGGCGACTACGCCGACACGGTGGTGTATGTCGAAACCTCATTTGCACGGTTCGCATTCCACTGCCGCGCCGCCGATCCGCTCCTGGCCAACCTGCTCCGCGATGCGCCGACGAGTCCACGCGGCTGGAGCGGCCTCGCGCTGCAAGCCTATGCCCTGCAACTTGTTGCAGGCTACCTCGCCGGCCCGGCCACCGCTGCCGAGATAATCGCCGCCGCCGAGCAGCGCCATGGTGGTGATGGTGGTGCGGGGCAACCACATCGCGCCTAAAAATACCGGCAGGCGAATACTATCATAGTTCCTTAGAAACAACAGGAAATTACACATAAACATCAATTTCTTGTTGACATTGCACAATGCACCCGCTATAATGTTCGACATCCACACCATAGAGGTATCTATGACATCCGAGACCTTGAACACGTGCACCGCCCATGGGCGTGCGGCACTGCCTGGGGCGCTGGTCGGCGGCGCGCCCGCGTGCGATCTCTGTGTCGCACGAGCCGGGCAGCAGGCCCGTGGGCAGTACAGTCGGCATCTTGCCGCGCTGTTTCCCCATGAGGTCGGCCGCGCCATTGCACGCTGGCGCGCAGCCAAGAGCCAGGCGCGCTATGCGACGGGCTGGAATGCCCAGGTGCTCCACACCGCTGCCAGATATTGGCAGCGGCGGGCGCAATACTGGATTCAGCTCAGCCGCCGGCGCCAGCAGGCGCGCGAGCAATACCGTACGGCACTGGATGTCCTGCACCGCATGCACGCAGCGAACCAGCCGATACAGGCCTGCCAAGCGCAAGCCAAACTGGTTGCCCAGATCCGCGACGACCTTGCACGCACCTTCGCCCATGGCGAAGGCGTTGTCGCATATCTCTCAACGGGAAGTGTGGCCGGGACATTTCTGGGAATCTCTCGCTATCAGGGTCTGCTGATTTGTACACAGATCGAGGGTGGCTTATGCATGCATCTCGATGCCGATCGTGTATTCGGCATCGGCGAGGCGCTTCCCGAGGATTGTCATGCAGTATGCTGAGTTTCTTGAGCGCAAGCGGCCCATCGTCGTGCCCAGCGGGATCTCCGTGGCACCCCATGACCTCGCGCCGCAACTCTTCCCCTACCAGCGCGAGGTAGTCGCCTGGGCGCTCCGCCTGGGCAAGGCCGCACTGTTTGAGGAGCGCGGCCTGGGCAAGACCATTCAGCAACTGGAGTGGGCGCGCGTTGTGCAGGCGCACACTGGCGGGCGCGTGCTCATCGCCTGCCCGCTCGCGGTGGCGCACCAGACGATCCATGAGGCGCGTGAGCTGCTCGACATGGGCGTGACCTATGTGCGCACGCAGGCCGAGGTCGAGGCCGCCGCAACCCCGATCGTCATCACGAACTACGATCGGCTGCTCGACAAGCACTTTGTGCCGGCCGCCTTCGCCGGGATCGTGCTCGACGAGAGCTCGATCCTGAAGCACTATACCAGCGCCACGCGCAACTACCTCACCCAGGCGTTTGCCCAGACTCCATTCCGGCTTGCCTGCACGGCGACGCCGTCGCCGAACGACATCGTCGAGCTGGGCAATCACAGCGAGTTCCTGGGCGTAATGAGCGCCGGCGACATGCTCACCAAGTTCTTTATCCGTGACTCGAACCGTGCGAGCACCTTTCGCCTGCGCGGCCACGCGGTGAAGGACTACTGGGCCTGGGTCACTGAGTGGGCCGTGTGCCTCAGCCGGCCGAGCGACTTGAACCCGAGCTACAGCGACGCGGGCTATGACCTGCCACCACTCCAGCTGATCCCGCACCGCGTCAGCGTCGATCACTCCCGCGCCTGGCAGCCGGACAAAACCGGCCAGCTGCCGATGTTCCTTGACGGCGCGGCCTCGGCCACCGCGATGTGGGCCGAGAAGCGCGCGACGATCGCCGACCGCGCCGCGAAGGTCGCGGACATCGTGGCCACGATCCCCGACAATGAGCCGATCATCATCTGGCACCTCACGGATGCCGAGCGCGATGTGCTCAAGGCTGCGGTGCCTGAGGCCGTGATCGTCACCGGCAGCCAGGCGCCAGAAGTGAAGGAGCGGCTGCTTTCGGATTTCACGAGCGGCCGCGCCCGGATTATCGCAACCAAGCCATCGATCGCCGGCTTCGGCCTCAACTGGCAGCACTGCAACCAGATGATCTTCGCCAGCATCGACCACAAGTTCGAGGTCTTCTATCAGGCCCTGGGGCGGTGCCACCGCTATGGCCAGACACGGCCCGTCCGCGCCCACGTCGTCTACGCCGAGAGCGAAGAGACGGTGCTGGCCAATATGCAGCGCAAGTGGAATCAGCACCTGGCCATGCAGCAGGAAGTGGTCGCCGCCATGCGCACCAGTGGCCTCGCGGCCCGCGCGTGGCGGCGCGATACGCCAGATGGCACGCGGTCAATCGTTGTGCCCGACTGGATCAGGAGTAACTAATGACCGCAACGTGTTTTGACTTCGACCTGGGCCATCGCTACGCACTCTATCACGGCGACTGCGTGCAGGTGCTGCCCGGACTGCCGGATAACAGCGTCGGGTTGAGCGTCTCAAGCTGGCCGTTCAGCGATCAGTACGCGTACACAGACTCCCCGTTCGACTTCGGCAACTGCGACGGCGATGAGGCATTCTTCCAGCAGATGGACTTCCTCATCCCTGAGCTGATGCGCGTCACCATCCCAGGCCGCTTCGCGTGCGTGCATGCGAAGGATCGGATCGTCTACGGCACCAAGAACAACGGCTTCCGCAAGCTCAGCCGCTTCAGCGACAAGTGCGCCGATGCGATGGAAAAGCACGGCTGGCTCTTCTTCGGGCGCATCACCATCGCCACCGACCCGGTGCGCGAAAATGCTCAGACGAACAACCTCCCGTTCGGCCAACGCCAGCCGGATGGGAGCTACACCGGCCTGCAGGAGGATGCCAGCCGCTACGGGGCCGGCCTGCCCGAATACCTCCTGCTGTTCCGCAAACCGCACACCCTGCGCGCTACGGGCGGCCAGCGCTCCGACGCGCCGATCGACAGCCTGCGCCCCGAGTTTGGCTACCCGCTGCCGCGCTGGCAGATCGACGCCAATAGCCTCTGGCGCTCCAATGGACGCACGCAACTTCCCTACGAGGTCGGCGGCTACGACTATCACGCCCATGTGGCGTATCTCCAGATGCTTGACGAGCGGAAGCAGCTCGGTCGCGCGAACGGCGAGCCAATCCCGACCGATCACCCTGGCGTGTGGTGGGACATCCAGCGCACACGCACGCTCAACAGCAACCTGGTGCGGAGGGAGCAAGACGACGAGAAGCATATATGCCCTTTGCAAATGGATATCGTCGAGCGCGTGATCGCCCGGTTCTCAAACCCGGACGATGTGGTGCTCGACTACTTCGCCGGCCTAGGCACCGTGCCGGTGATTGCGCTCGACATGGGGCGGCGCGGTGTCGGCATTGAGCTGAAGCAGTCGTACTACGAGGTGGCCGCGCGCTACCTGCGCGAGCGCGAGATTGCGCAGGGGCAGCTGACCATGTTTGCAGAGGTGGAGCGGTGATGAGCAAAGCACTTGAGTCAGTTCTACATGAGCGAGCACGCCAAGACCGCAGGTGGGGTGAGCAGAACCACGATCCGTTCACTTACCTGACCGTACTCACTGAGGAGGTCGGTGAGCTTGCCCAAGCCGCGCTGCATACGCGGTTTGGCGGCCCGATGGCGAGCGGCCTGCGCGAGGAGGCCGTGCAGGTCGCTGCGGTCGCACTGGCAATCGTGGAGTGTCTTGATCGCGGGAAGTGGAGCTGGCCATCATGACCATACCAGGCCCATATCATGCCGACTCTCTCATCCTCGGCAGGCCACACACAACGCTTGAGCAGGCACGCGGCTACTTCCAGGCGCGCGGCACGCACAGCTACACGTCGCACGATGTCTGCAATATGATCGTGCCGGCCTACTGGCGCGTGTGTGAGTCGGTCGATGTTAATCCGGTGCTGGCCTTGGCGCAGATGGCGCACGAGACGGGCCATCTCACCTCGTGGTGGTGCCAGCGCCCGCGCCGCAACCCAGCAGGCATCGGCGTCACCGGGCGCACCAGGCGCACCGCGCCGGCCAGCGGCGCCTGGGCGCTGCGTGATGCCTTGTGGGTCGAGGGCGTGAGCTTCAATAGCTGGACTGATGAGGCCATTCCTGCACACGTCGGCCGGCTGCTGGCCTACGCGCTTCCTCATCAAAAGGCAGCACATGGTTGGCTGATTATCCCATCGAATGCCCAGACACACCTGATGAGGGTTGCATTGTCGTATCGCGAGCTGCCCGATAGGTTTCGAGGGAAAGCCCCCACGTTGCGTGGACTGAATGGTCGCTGGGCCATGCCGGGCACGACCTACGTCGATAAGATCGCCACGATTGCGAATGCACTGTGCGCATTTCGAGCAGTGTAAAACCACCAAGAAAGGAACCCGCCCATGACAACGGTACTCATCCCGGCCAAAGAACTCGTGACGGCGTTCGCCGAGGTCTCGAATGGTGCCGAGCCGTCCATCGCCGAGGGCTATCCCTACCGAGTCGAGATCACGATCGAGGGTGTGGCCGACCTGCTCTTCCACCGCTGGAACAATGAGGCGGTCGAGGAGAAGGCCAAGGCCGCCAAGGGTAGCACGGCGAAGAAGACCGACGACATCGAGTCCTATGTCTATCGCGCGCCGAATGGTAACATCGCGCTCCCTGGCGAGTACCTGCGCCAGGCCACGATCCACGCGGCCAAGTTTCGTCAGGATCCGCGCAGCCCGCGCAAGAGCGCGATGGACTTGTTCAAGGCGGCGATCGTGAACCTCACTCCAGCCGCCGACCTGGGCAGTGCGGCCTGGGACTACCTCGATCGGCGGCGCGTGGTGGTGCAGCGCGCTGCAGTGACGCGCACGCGGCCAGCGATGCTGGCTGGGTGGCGCGCGACCTTCGAGTTGCTGTGCAACCTGCCCGAGTACATCCCGCCGCAGATTCTGAATGAGGTCATTAGCAACGCCGGGCGGCTCGTCGGCGTCGGCGACTTCCGGCCGACCTATGGCCGGTTTGTGGTTACCCACTTTGGTGTGCTCGACTGAGGCCTGGCATGGTTGGCCGAGGCGTGGCGCAGTCGGGCGGGGTTCTGCGAGGCAGGGCCGGGATCGGTGAGGCAAGACATGCTTCGGCGCGGTAGGGTATGGATTGGCGCGGTGTGGCATAGCCGTTTGTCGGCTGCCATTCACGAGGTGAGGCGCGACGTGGCTAGGTCTGGATGGGTCAGGCAAGGTGTGGTTTGGCGCGGCGAGTATAGGCGGGGACTGGCCCGGCTGGGAGAGGTACAGCGAGGCCAGGCGGGGCAGGGCTAGGCGAGGCATGGGAAGGCACGGCGGGGTCGGGCTTGGCATGGCGTGGTGGGGCAAGGTAAGGTGAGGCCATCGCTGATGAGATTGCGAATGCACTGTGCGCATATCGAGATAGGAGTTGCTAGATGTCAGCTCTTTGGGCGCGCATACAGGATGTTGGTTACCACGTATGGGAGCCTGCGGACATGGGGTATCGAGCGCTGTGCGGCTTGACTGCCAATGGGAAACTGATTACTAAGGGGACTGACCTAGACGCCAATAAGAACCATGGGGTCTGCGCGATCTGTTTCATCATCGCACCAGCACGGCCTACCTGGTGGGCAGATCGTGACAAGCCATACGCGCATTGCTCTACCCAAGTTTCTTTCCTAGAGTAGAAAGGCAACGACATGAAAGAGATACCGTTCACGCGCGGCCCAGCGCGCCGGCCATTGCAGATCGCGGCGGAGCCGCTGCTGCAATGGGCCACCGGACTCCAGACCAAGGAGCGGCAGATCTACGCAGGTTGGCTGGCTGAGGCCGGCAAGCATGACGATCTCGATGAAGCCATGCACGCAGCCCGCTTTCCCCAAGTCACGATCAAGCACGGCAACGGTGCTTTTGTCACCCACTGGGCCATCGAGGTCGCCAACCTCATCGTGCTGGCCGAGGGCGTGCAATCAATCGGCGAGATGAAGCACACTGAAGATCGCTACGGCATTGCCTTCGGGTGGCGCGCCCTCGAGGGCGGCCGGCAGCAATCGGCGCTCAAGGTGCGGGTGCATCTGCGCGAGGTGCTTGCAGCAGGCTTTGACCAGCCCCTAACACTCACTGCCAAGGGCACTGTCACCGGCGACCTGATCGCCGCCTTTACTCGGCAGTTTGAGGTATTGGACGCGCTTGATGCGTTTCGCAAGCTCGACCAAAAGCCGCCGGCCAATGCTCCGTTCTATGCCTTTTCAATTCCGATCGGCCCCGGCGACGAGGTGAGCCGCGGGAGCGGCAGTCAAACCAAAGAGATTAGCCCGCCCCAAGCCAAGCTACCAGCCCCGATTACCAAAGCCTACATGACAGAGCATTGGGTACCATCGGCCTGGCTCCCCTTCATCGAGCCGCGTATCAATGAGGCGGTACGGTGGTCGGCCGCCATGTCCAAGATGATCGCCATCGGCGCCGAGCAGGGCGAACCCGACTACTAAGCATCCGCAGAAGGCATGTCCGGCGCCTGTCCAACCGGGCGCAGAAAGACATTATCCAATGCAAACGACGAAGCACCTTTCATTCTGCATTTCCGAGACCGAACTACGTTCCATTACTGCGATGATCAATTTCACGCGAAGCTCGTTCTCTCGTGGCATCACACAACTCGATCGAGTTGTCGTGGAGCTTTCCAGCCCTGAACCATTTGTCTCGGGATTTGTCTCGGGAAGCGATTACATTTTTATCGTAGGCAATCAGCGACTTCCGCTACATTGCATCTATTCCGGAGAGAGATGGGCTCAGTTTGAAACAAGCATTGAAGCTGCCGCACTGCTCGCACAGTAGGGCAAGTATGCAGAAAGGGAGGCGATTCGCATGCATAAGCCCGCACACTCGCGCGGTCGCGCCGTGCCACCCTACCGACCCGGCGTGAACCGCGCCGGGGAGTTTGCCATGCCAGCGCACGATCTCACGCTGCCCGATGGCAGGCTGCTGGCCTACCTAGGCAGATCTGATCCCCAGGATGCAGGGGGCGAGGTGTCGCTTGTCCTCTCCGCCTGGGGCACCGTGGATGGGCTCAGGGTTGCGGCCTCGCTCGACCCGCTTCCGCATCAGCACATCACCAGCAAGCGGCGCTTTCTCCACGTGTCGATTAGCCGGGCCGATCGCTACCCCGACTGGGATGAGATGGTCGCGGTCGTAGAGACGCTGGCCGGCACCGAGCTCGATATGGCGATGATCAAGCCCCGGCGCAGCGACTACATCAGCCTGCATCACCACTGCTTTCATTGGTGGGAGATGCCGGTTGAATGGGGCTTGTGGTGATGGTGGTGGTGAAAGGCAAATCGCATGAAACTACGTTTCGGCATCCTTCTGGCGATCCTCTTCATCGGCGCGGCTTGGTGGTGTAACCACCAGGCGCGCCAGCTCACTGGCATCCCCGTACAATCAGCAGCGTCCATCGCGGATACGACGCCGGGCACTGAAATAGCCGTCTACGGTGGTATCTGGACGGGCGCGGGCGAAGGTCTACGCATCTTCATCAGCGAACTGCGCGAGTGCCACACGCGCACCACGGTGAAGGGCGGCAAGGTAGAGACGAAGACCGACTGTGACTGGCGCGAGACCGGCCGCACGACGCCGGCGTTTGATGTACTCGTGAACGGCCAGGCCGTCCGGGTAACCAACGTCGACTATCCGCTGACGGGGCCAAGTCGATTCGTCGACACCGGCTATGCCACGCGGATGCGCGGCTTTGCCAATGGCGATGGCGTGCTCGTGCTGGGCACGGCCGCGCCAGGCGGTATCACTGCGCGCGAGGTCTACGGCGGCACGCTCGCGCAGTATGTGGTTGGCCTGCGCACCATGCAGTACGTCTGGCTGGCTGCGGCTGTGCTGAGTGTGATCGGCGGCGTGGTCGCTGAATGGGCAGATCAGAACTGAACGAGAGGAGTAACCCGTGTTTCATCTTATTGATCGCATCGCTGGTTGGTGGCGCGGGTATCGAGCCACCCAAGCCGCTGCGGCCTGCAACGCCGAGCGCGCGCCTGGCGTTCAGCTTAAGCGAGTCAGCGGCGATGCCACCGGCGTAAAGCTTGTCTACGAAGCGCCGCTCGTGCTCGAACTGGCGGATCAGGCCGCCGCCATCCTCAAGAGCATCGGCGCTGACACCTATCTGCAATTTGATATGATGCCTCGGGCCGATCGTGCGTGCAACCCCATCCGAATCACCGTCCAATGGGCGCACGGGGTATCGCCTGCGGTGAAGGCGGCGCAGCTGGAGCAGGAAAACGCACGGCTTCGCGCAGCGCTGTACAACAAGGATCATGGGCTCAGCATCGACGAAGGCACGGCGGTGAACCATGCCGACCATTCGTAAAATCACCGCTGAGGAGGCCGAACAGTGGGAGCGCACAGCCGCGCCGCAGCGCACCTCGCCTCCCGATCCTGCGTTGCTGCGCCAGCTGATTAAGCAGCTCGCGGACAAGCGCGGCATCACGCGCATCGACCGCCGAGGGGCGGCCGGCGGCGAACATGCCTGGCGAGGGCGAGTCTATACGCGTGGCATTGAGCTGCACCGCCAATTCGCCGACGCGCTGTATGGAGGGCCGGAGGGCGCGCTGCGCGCGGCAGTGGACTGGCGCGATGGAATACGGAAGCTGGCAGGCCTGCCACAACCCAAGCCGCGGCGTACCCCGCGTGTGGTGCGCGCCGAGTACCGGCGGCTGTGTGGGTGGATTGCCTACGCGCCCACCGCGAAGCGCTACTTCGCTGATGGCGCCCACGGCGGCAGGGATGCCGCGCAGGCGTCCGCGCAGGCCTGGCTGCACGCACAGATCTACCAAACAGCCGTGCCCTGACCCATCATCGTGCTCGCAACTTCCTGCGCTTTGATGGTGGTGGTGGTTGACACAACACGCAGGAACTTGCTATACTTCTCACGCGGGATTGGGCTACCGCGTGGCGTCGATCACTGCTGCCAGGGGGTATATACCCCCTGGCAGCAGTGCGTTTCGGGGGTAGACGTATTTGGTATGATGATATAAGAACATGTTTTCTATGGATAAGCGTGTGCAAGAAATTGATGGAACCCAGCTGTCACCAAGCGGCGACCTGCTCACCCTCAGATACGTGCCGCTCTCGGCCGCGAAGCTCTGGGATCGGAACGCCAAGCTGCACGACATTGGGGCGCTGGCTACCTCGATCGCGCTGCACGGCTTCCGCGACCCGCCGGCTTACGATGCGGCGCTCGACGCCTTTGTCGAGGGGAACGGCCGCACCGAAGCGCTCCAGTGGATGTACGCCCAGGGCCGCGACCGGCCGCGCGGGATCGGGCTCGACACCAAGACCGACGAGTGGTGTATCCCGGTGCTGTTCGGCGTTGACGCCAAGAGCCGGCTTGCGGCCGAGCGCTACGGCATCGACCACAACAACCTGGTGCTGGCCGGGGGCGACTTCACCGCGATCGACATGGCCAAGAACTGGGGGCCGGGCTACCTACAGATTGTGCAGGAGATGGCCGAGGCCAAGCAGTTGCCCGTCAGCGTGCAGGCCGAGGACGTGCAGGCCCTCGTCGCCAACGCGCTCGAGCAGGCCCAGGCCGAGGAGGCGACCCCGCCATCCGATGGATCACTGCTCGCGCTGGCCAATGTGGTGATCGGTGATCCCGTGCATACGGTGGTGGCCGGCGATATCTGGCATGTCGGCGACCACCTGCTGATCTGCGCCGACGTGATGACCGACTGGCCGATCTGGGCGCCCTACCTGCAGGGCGACGGGGTGCTGTTTGTGCCGTATGCCGGGCCGTTTGCGCCGCTCACCATCCGGGCCGAGCGCTACCGGATGGTGCTCGTGCAGCCTGATCCCTACATCGCCGGCCACATCCTGGATCGCTATGCTGAGCTGTACGGGAGGGATGGCATTGGCAAAGACTAGCACGGGTGGCGCGTTCGACCCGACCGAGCCGAACATCTACTTCATCGCCTCGAATATCGATAGCCTGCGGCTCGCCGCGCCGGTGCATGATCACGTGCTCATTGCGGTCAACGAGATCAAGCCGGCCGACATCCCGGTGCTCGAGCAGTGGATCGGCGCCGGCAAGCGCGTGTTCATCGACTCGGGCATCTTCCACCTGACTAACGAGCACGCGAGGGCGCACAATGTCAGCATGGATCAGGCGCTCGCACTGGCGCCCGAAGCGATCGACGGCTTCCGCGAGCTGTGGGATCGCTACCTCGCCGTGGTACAGCGCCTGGGCCAGAAGGCCTGGGGCTATATCGAGCTTGATCAGGGCGGGCTGGAACACAAGCGCCGCACCCGCGCCAAGCTCGAAGCCCTCGGCCTGCGCCCGATCCCGGTGTACCACCCGCTGAACGATGGGTGGGACTACTTCGACGAGCTGAGCGACCGCTACGATCGGATCTGCTTCGGCAATGTGGTGCAGGCCGACATCCCGACCCGCAAGAAGCTGGTGGCCACGGCCTGGGAGCGCCACCGGCGTCACCCCGACCTGTGGATTCATCTCCTGGGCCTCACCCCCAATGAGCTGCTCTATGCCCTGCCGATCAACAGCGGCGACAGCTCTTCGTGGCTGTCGTCGGTGCGCTGGTCGGGCTACATCGAGCATGCGGCCGGCCGCACGCTCGGCCCCATGCCGCGCAACTTTCAGTATCGCCTTGGCTCTGAGACCGACAGCCCCGAGGGGCGCGCCAAGGCCAATCTCGTGGCGGCCTACGGTGCCGCGATGATGCAGCGGAACTGGCGCACCCACCTGCGGCGCATGCAGGAGCTGGGCGCGCAGATCTATCCACCAGTGAAGGGAGCAGACGATGCAGACGGTAGCTGAGATCGCGGTGCGCTTTACGGCTGAGGGCTGGCACTGCTGGCCGGAGGCCCCCGATCATCGCGCCTACCTCCGCGACAAACACCGGCACATCTTCTTTGTGGAGGTGCGCATGGGGGTGACACACCACGAGCGCGAGGTCGAGTTTCACGATCTCCTCGCGGAGTGCATCCCGGTCTTTGGGCGTGGCGACTTCGGCCAGGCCAGCTGCGAGACGCTGGCCACCCGCCTGCTCCACTATCTGGCGCATCACTACCCGCACCGGCCCATCTCGGTGGCGGTCTTCGAGGATAACGAGGCGGGGGCGGTCGTGCGGAATCTCGACACAAGCGATATGTGAGGGTTGCGATGTATACCATTACCAAGCAGTTCACCTTCTCGGCCTCGCACCAACTGGAAGGGCTGCCCGACGATCACCCGTGCAGCCGCCTGCACGGCCACAACTACGTGGTTGAGGTCGAACTCCAGGCGAGCGGCCTCGACGAGGTCGGCTTCGTGCAGGACTATCGCGATCTCGACTTCGTGAAACAGTTTATTGACGAGACCCTTGATCACCAGCATTTGAACGAGGTTGTCCCGAAAGGGGTGAATCCGACTGCCGAAAAGCTCGCGCACCTTATCTTCGACTATCTCTTTGTCCGGTATGCGAAGCTGAGCGCTGTGCGCGTCAGCGAGACCCCCAAGACCTGGGCCGAATATCGCCGGGGGCCTCCGATCGGCGTTCGCGCGCACCAAGAGCCATCCAGCGCGAGCCCGCAGCTCGACAACCTTGCCCGCAAGGTTGCTGCGCTTATCGACGATTTCGTCAAGAAAGGCGAGGCCCTGCGATGAACTACCGCATCAACGACGTGTACACCGCCATTCAGGGCGAGGGATGCCAGACCGGCACCCCCATGGTGCTGCTCCGCCTGCATGGCTGTTCGGTCGGCTGCCCTTGGTGCGACACCAAGGAGACCTGGCAGGCCGACCCGGCAAACGCCTACGCATCGATCGCGGAGGCGCGCGGCCCGAATGCCCGCTACGCCATTGCGAGCGCACACGCGATCGCGCAGCACATCCGCCTCCAGCACCCAGGGCCGTCCTGGGTGCTGCTGACGGGGGGTGAGCCCGCCGAGCAGGGCCTCGGGCCGCTCGTCGAGGCGCTGCACGACGCCGGCTACCAGGTGGCGATCGAGACCAGCGGCACCGCGCCTGGCCTGCTGCTTGCCGAGTGCGACTGGGTATGTGTGAGCCCCAAGATTGACATGCCAGGCCGGCGCGCGATCCTGCCTGAGGTGCTCGCGCTAGCCGACGAGATCAAGATGGTGGTGGGGAAAGCGGCCGACATCGAGAAGCTGGAGTCACTGCTGCACGATCACCCCACCAAGCCTGGCGTGCAAATCTGCCTCCAGCCGCTGAGTCAGCACGAGCGTGCCACGCAGCTCTGCATCGAGACCGTGCAGGCCCGTGGCTGGCGCCTCAGCGTGCAGCTACACAAGCTCTTGAGGTTGCCATGAGCAAACAAGCCGATGACTGGGGCGGCCTGGCCGCTGGCATCGTGAACGGTGCGGCGAATGGTGTCGCCGGCGCGCATGCGATCGACACCGGCACGCGGCACCACCAGCCACGCCGCGAGCGGCTTGAAGCGCTCTGCCGCGAGCTGCTCCGTGAGTTGGGCGAGGATCCCGCGCGCGAAGGACTCATCGATACCCCACGGCGCTGGGCCAGCTGGTGGATGGAGTTCATCGGGTATGAGCCGGGCACGCTCGACACCACGTTCGAGAGCGTCAGCCATGGCCAGCTGGTGCTCGTGTCGGGCATGCGCGTGTGGTCGCTCTGCGAGCACCACCTGCTGCCGTTCTGGTGCGATGTGACCGTGGCCTACATCGCCGCCGGCGAGGTGCTGGGCCTCTCCAAGTTTGCCCGCATCGCGCACCAGGCGGCGCACCGGCTGCAGCTCCAGGAGCAGCTGACCCACCAGATCGCCGACGCGATCGAGCGCATCACCGGCACCGGCGATGTCGCCGTCTTCGGCACCGGCGAGCACCTGTGTATGACGATGCGCGGCATCCGCACGCCGGCGCGGATGACCTCCAGCGTGCTCCGTGGCCAGTTCCAGCGCGACCCGGAGCGCCGGGCCGAGCTCTTCGCGCTCCTGCGGCAGTAAGAAGACTACTCACCCTCCACCTGCGTTCACCACCCTATGGAGCAATGACACGTGTCATCTGCTCGCGAAACTTGGCCAAGTTGGAAGGCCGCTCGCCCACTTATTTGGCGGGCAGCTCGCTGATTCTGGCTACCACTACGAGTGCCGCTTCGCCCGCTCCAGCCGCTGCCTGAGCAGCAGCAGCTCTTCAGTGCGCATCCCCTCTAGGTCACGTGGCGTTAGATCCTCAATCGCGAGCCGCTCGGTCGGCAGATCCGCCGATAGCCGGGCGAGCTTTGCGGCCGTCTCGCCCATGGTGGCGATGTCCCGCAGCGCCCAGCGCGCCGGCTTGATCACCGTCATATCGATGTGCTGCACCCCGCCTGGCCCCGGCCGGCGCGCGGTGACCTGCTCAACATCCGCCAGCGGGAACTCCAGCATCTTACGCGCCTTGTCGCGCAGCGCCTGGGCCAGCTGCCAGGTCTCCTCGCGCTCGGCCTCGCGCCGGTGAGCCCAGCGTGCCTCGTACGCAGCCCGCTCCCGCTCAACCAAGAGCACATCATAGCGAGCGACGCGATCTTGCCAGGCGTCGGCGGCTGACCAGCGTTTGAGCACGATCAGGTTTGTCGTGGGGCTGGTGCTTCCTGGCATACGTCCGGCATACTTTTGGATCAGCCCCGCAAGGCTCCGACCCGCCCCCATCAGCGCGTAATCATTGAGCGCCAGGTTTGCCTTGGGACTCTCACCCTCTGCGAGAGCGAGGGGGTCATCGGGATTCCACACCAATGTACGCATGCTGAGTCTCTCCCCAAGGGTTCCATGAGCAATGCTATCGCCGCGCTGCGCCCGCATACTCTATCATATTCCTGCGTGATTTGTCGACAGATCACCATGAAGTAGGCGGCTGCATCACCACGGTACAGCCGCCCGCGCGAGGGGAGAGAGGGGCCGAAATAGGAGATAGAGAGGCCTTGACGTGTGATTTACAATATACCATAGGCAGCGTCTTGGTGGTGGTGGTGCGTGAATAAAGCCGCTCTTCTGCCTTTGAGAAACATCAATTTCCTGTTGACATTAGATAGACACTGATGTATGATAGGTGCATCGGAGCGGAAATACAGCACAAGAAAGAGGAAAAACGATGCACACCACCACCATTAACGAACTTACCGATCGCGCGCACCAGATCGCGAACCAGTTCGCCGGCGAGCGCGAGTATGCGGGTTTTGCCGACATTCTGGCTGAGCTGCTGGCCGGCGCGCGGCTGGTGGCCGATCAGATGCAGCTCGACTGGCCGAGCGTGCAGCGCGTGGCCAAGCAGATCTATGTTGACCACGTCAAGGCCGCGAAGGCGGCCCGCACGCCGAAAGCCACGCGCCGGCCCATCCCGGCCGCTTCGCAGTATCGAATCAAGATTGTTCCGCCCAGCGGCGAGACCATCATCGACGAGCAGCCCGAGGCCTACATGTTCGCGGTGCTGCAGCAGGTCGACGGCGCCTGGGGCATTCGCTCGCGGGTCAACAGCAGGGCAGTGGCGCTGTCGCGCTGCTACACCTTCCGCAAGGCGGGCGTGCTGGCCGAGCACCTGAAGGTCGTCGAGGTCTTCCCGCAGCCGATCGGCGATGCGCCGGCTGGTCAGCTCGCCGTCGAGGATGGGGCCTCGCAGCCCACCGCCGACCTGACCGGCCAGAACCTGGTGTTTCCCGGTAGTGAGAAGGTGCATGCGCCAAACAGCGAGTACGCCGGCGCGCTGTGCGGCGCTAGCAAGGGCAAGGATGCCCGGCAGACTGAGGCTGCGGTCACATGCAAAGCCTGCCAGCGCCTGGTGACGCTGTACACGCTCGCCGCCGAGGCAGCCGCTGACAGCCAGGCCGCGCCCGTCGCCGAGTAGCCGATGTGGGCGGCCGGCACTGGGCCGGCCGCCCACCCAGGAGCGCACGATGTACATTCCGCACCCTAATCGCACCTGGTATGTCTATGTGCTCATTGATCCGCGTACCAATAAGGTGCGTTACGTCGGATGGACAACTGATCTTCATCGCCGTTACCAAGAGCACATAGCTGAGTCGCGCCGCCGTAATACCCACAAAAACAATTGGATCATGAGTATCCTTGTCAATGGACTCAGGCCGATCCTTACCGTAGTTGAAAGCGGAGAAGGTGAGGGATGGGAGGTTGTAGAGCAAAGATGGATCGCGCACTACCGGGCACAGGGCTGCAACCTGACCAATGCTACGGACGGCGGCAATGGTGCGCTAAAACGTGAGGTTACACTCGAAACGCGCCGCAAAATCTCTGAAACGAAGCGAGCGCGCGGCATTTCAGCGGAATCGAAGGAGCGGATACGAGCGGCTCATATTGGCAAACAACAAACCCCTGAACGCATCAAAAAGGCAGCGGATGCGCGGCGGGGATGGAACCAAACCCCTGAAGCACGCGAAAAGATCGGCAGCGCTCGTCGGGGTAAAAAGCTCTCACCTGAGCATATTGCAAAGGCAAGGGCAGGGCGTCTAGCAGCAGGCGGATGGCATGTCACGCCTGAGCATATTGAAGTAATGGCTTCGAAGTTGCGCGGTCGGAAGCGTAGCCCTGAAGCAGTTGCAAAATCAGCCGCTGGCCTGCGTGGTAAGCAGCAGCGGTGCGGCATCTGTCGGGAGCCCGGCCATAAGCGGGCAAGTTGCCCTCAGCGAAACAAGGAGTAGCCACATGAAGCTCACCCAGATCACCGTGTCGTATGGAGCCACTCAGACATTGCCAGAATATTCGAATTGCAAATCTTCGATCACGCTAACCGCCGAGCTTGGCCCCGACGACGATCGCGCGGCAGTGGAGTCCGAGCTGTGGGCACTCGCTCGCGCAAGCGTCCATGAAGAGATCGATTGCGCACTCGAGGCGAACGACCGACCGGCGAAGTACGACACGGCTTCGCCGCGCTTCCAGGTAGTGAAGAATGTCAAGACCCTTGGTGCCCCGCTCGTGGTCGTGATCGCCCCGAACGATGCGGTGCTCCCCGAGCACATTCGCTTCCTCAGCGCGAACTACGCGGCGAGTCACAACCTGCGCATCGGCCACGCGCGCCGAATCGCCGCCGAGACAGCCGAGAACAGTAATGCGGCCGTGATCGACTGCTCGGATGGCGATCTCACTCCCATCCTTGCGATGCTCCTGCCGAAGCAGACCGACGAGATCGAGATCCCCTTCTAGCAAAGCCCACCCAGGGCGGCTCGGTTGCCGAGCCGCCCTCGTCACTTCACTGTCAGAAATGGCAACCCCAATGAACAAACAACTCAAAATCAAGCACGGGAAGGTGGTCGGCCGCGGCATCGAGTGGTGCGACCTCACCTGGAACTACCTGGGAGGATGCGAGCACCGCTGCGCATGGGACATGCCGAATGGCGAGCGCGCCATCTGCTACGCCAAGGATGTGGCCCTGGGCGTGGCCCAGGCGTTCTACCCCCACGGCTTCGAGCACCACTATACCCACCCCGATCGGATCGACGAGCCGTTCCGCGCCAAGCACCCCGCGCGCATCTTCGTGGACAGCATGTCGGATATGTTTGGCCACTGGGTGCCGGCTGCCGACATCGACCTGATGTGCGACGCGATGGATGCCGCGCGCTGGCACACCTTCCTCTCGCTCACCAAGAACGCGCCGCGCCTGCTGCAGATGGCCAGGTTCCCCAAGAACCTGCACGTTGGCGTGAGCGCGCCGCCTGACCATATGTGGGGCCACGCGCTGAGCCCGCAGGGCAAGGCGAAGATGCTGCGCAAGGCGCTGTACACCTTGCAGCAGGTGCGCGCACGCGGCGCGCTCACGTGGCTCTCGGCCGAACCCCTCTCCTGGGACATCGCGCCGATCCTGGCTGAGTACCCGAGCGCGCTGGAGTGGATTGTCATCGGCGCGGCCACGAACGGCGCGCAGCGCTTCATGCCCGACGCGCAGCACCTGGCCAATCTGCTGGCCGAGTGCGATGCCCAAATGATCCCGGTGTTCTTCAAGGGCAATCTGGCCGGCCACCCGGCCGCCAGCCCGTGGCGCGAGTTCTACCCCGGCTACGTGCCGAGCCCCTGGAACACCGCGCCGAGTCCATCCACGTTGCAGCCAAGCGGGGTGGGCCATGCCTACTAATCAGGTCGAATGGACGCTTCGCGCGAGCGACGAAGCCGGCCACCCGCGCACCATCGCCATCGATATCGTTCCATGGCTCACCGTCCAGGTGACCCGGCACCACCGGTACCCTGGCGCGTGGGTTGTGCAGGCACC